TGATTTTTTCTTTGTATCTCATAATCTATAAATATTTTAAAAATAAAAAAGGGCAGTTTTTAAATCTGCCCTTCAAAGATAGGAAAAATAACTGAATTAACCAACTTTAAGGGTCAATTTTTTTGGTTTAGAATCTTCTTTTTTGTCAAGTGTAATGGTTAAAATACCATTTTTGATTTCTGCTTTAGCATTTCTACCATCATAATGTTTACCTACGTTGATTTTTTCATCAATATCGGATATTAATTGATTGTAAGGTGAATTATCATCTTGCAATTTTTTTGCTTTTACTTCAATCTTATCTTCATAACAATTAATTTCGATATCTTTAGGGTCGTGTCCTAGTACCGTCAAAGCCATTACAGCAGAATCTTCGTTTACATCTACTGCGAATTTGTTAGGAACATAAGTTGTTGTTTTTGTTGCTTCTTCCCATAATGGGTGTTTTGATAATCTGTCTACAATTCTGTCGATTTCTGAAGAGAACATAATTTTATAATTTTTTTTGTTAATAATACTCTATATAGTTCAATTATTATACCAATAGAGTTAATATGACAAAATGTTAGAATTTTCCAAAAGAAAGTGAAACTTTGTCACTATTTGATGAATCAATAGCATCTTGCCTTTCGATAATTGTACTCATATAATCCGCCCAATGCATGATGTATTGTATTTTGTATTTTAAATTTTTGGAAATATCAAATGTTTTATAATACTTAATATTTTCGTCATCGAATAAACCATCCGTTAATTTAATACCAAAATATTCTTTTTCGTTGTAACTAATACCATAGTGGTTTAATGTAAAGAAAGTTCTATCGGTTAAAGTCATATAAGAATTCTTATCGTTCATCTTATATAAGTCACCTCTATTTTCAACATGCCACTTTGAATCATTTGGTATATAATGTAATTCTTCTTTTGTTCCTAATTTACCCAAATCATGATGTAATGCAGTAAAGATTAATTCTTCATCAGTAAAATCAATTTTACCACCTGCTTCTTCAAATACTTTTTTCATTCTCAATGCATTTTTAGTAACATTGAATATGTGGTCGATATATCCACCATCATATGCATTATGGTAAAATTTATTCCCACTTGCTGGTGCAATCATTAGGTTCCCACCTAATTCATCTTCCGAATACATAAATAAGAGTTTTTCTAGTCTCTCACCTGTAAAATACTTTTTAATAATAGCAATAAACTTATCATAGTTTTGCTTTAATTCTGTTTCTGTGTACTTTTTCATTTTTTAGAGTTTAATTGTTTTTTTGTTAAAATGTTATATAATAATTCTACTTCTTCTTCCGTTTTTAATGCCGGTAGTTCACCTATTTCAAATAATCGTATAATGAACTCACCTCTATTTAATCCAAATTCTTTCCACTCATCGTTTGCTGATGAAATCAAAAATGGTCTTAAATCATTGTTTTTAGTATCTTCTTTTGGTAGTGGTAAAATGTAATAATAATACGATACATCATTATCAATATCTTCTATTTTAGATAATCCCCACTTTTTAAATGAATTATCAGTTATTGGTGTTTGTGGTATTGTTATCATTCTTTAATCCAAATTTAATCCATTTATACCATATTCGTTCATGAAAATAGTATTGAATGGGTTTATAAACTAATTCTGCTACCCCAAATGCGGCTCCAACTTTAATTGAACCACTTACCCACCACATTATAATAAACCCTATTAAAGTGGATATAATACGATATGAGATGGTTTTAGCTATGTGTCTCTTACGTTCTACTATCATATAACACTTTTTTCTTTTTTTATATAATCAAATCCTACATTTCCCGCCAATACAATTCTATCTAAATTTGAATTAGGTGCATTGTTTGGTGAATGTGGCATATCCGCTTCCATTATTATTAATTCATCTTCTTCTGGTCTTATCCAATATTCATTACCATTTTTACCTTTGAAATATAAAACACCATCTTCATTTTCCATAACTTCAGGCATTTGAATATAATATACACATGCATAATGTGGTATGAATATACCACTTTTTTTACTAATCTCGGTGTGAGTATGGTATTTGTCGTTTTTATTATGAAAATTTTCTTGTATGGGATTTTTAGAACGAATTTGATTTATCCAGAAATCTATATTAATTTTATTATAAATTATATTTTTTTCTTCATACAATTTTTTAGACTCATTAATACTAATTTGGACAATTTCATCTAATTTTTTTTCTATTTCAATATTACCAATAAAATCTAAATTTGCTTGCCAAGCTTTTTTATAACTGAACGAATCTGTTTTACTACGTGGTGTTGCATCAATTATGGAATGTGCCTGTTTTAAGAGTGCCTCCTTTTCCGTAGATAAATTTAATTTAGTTTTCCAAATAAACGTAGTATCATCAAAATATATCTTTTCCATTATATTGTACTATCATTTGGTTCAATATTATATACGATGGTATCTCCATTAGAATCTATATATTTCTTTCTAATAGCAGTTCCACTAATTTTTTCAATTTCCTTTGGTGGTTCGTGATAAATTACATCATATCCAACTGCTCTACCATAATTCACGCTTTCAATATCTGGGATAATACTTAACATAATCTTATCCCAATTTTGAGTAAAGAATGGTTCGTTTTGTAATTCTTGTAATACTTGTTGTGCTGATTTTGGATTATTTTCATCCACTAGAACATCTCTAATTGCAACCCAACAATTTTTTCCTTTTTCTAATTGTTGATTGATTAACCACTCATGTCCTTTGTGCCATGTTTGCCATCTTCCGATGAATAATGCGTATTTTTTCATAATATCTAATTTACAATTTATTTTATTATAAACCTAATTTTTCTCTTATTTTTTGTATAGATTGAAATTCTCTATCATTTGTAGTATCTATATCAATAAAGTTTTCCAAAGGTGGTTCGTAATTTGGAACGTGAAAATGCGTTCTACCTCTATCAGTGAAACAATGTACATATATCTCTACCAAATCCGTTCCCATCTTTTGTTTAAATTCTTCTCTTTGGTCTCTGTATGGTGATACCAAAGATACTATTGCAATTTCACCTTTTTTATTTAGAAATTGTGCAATCTTTTGAGCCAATTCTATATTCTTTCGTCTACCCAATTCCGAATAATCTTTATTATCAAAAATTTCTCTAATATCATCACCATCTATGATTGTGGCTTTGTTAGTTGGAAATGATGCAGCTAACCAATTAGCCAATGTTGTTTTCCCGGCAGCGGGTTGTCCTGTAAACCAATATATCATTCTAATACTATTTTAATAATTTTAAATTCTTTTTCAATTGACGCTTTTACAATTAGGGTATCTCCTTTCATCTTGGAAATAGGAGCAATCATTGTATTAATCTCACCATTTTCATACCCACTATACGAAGCGGGATTTATTGTTGGTACTAATTCATCCTTAGATGCAACCAATGGTGGTAAAGAAACTACTGTCAAATTACCCGTAAAATAATTTATATATGTTTTTTGTATATTAGCAACAACATCACCTTTAATGATATACCAATATAAATTACTTTCCCATTGTATTTTTTCGGGTGGAGTTGGTATAGTATCATTTACCCTTAAAAAGCCAGAAATCCTATGTAGTGTTTGATTTTTTGTTGTATCTATTGTTAGATGGTAAAACCCATTTTGGTCCAAAGGTAGACGACCATTTAGTTCTATTTTATAGGTATTTTGTTTAGGTTTTAATGTATCAACATCTTTATTGCAAGATAAAAATACAATAGATATTAATAGTAGTTTTTTAAGCATATTTTAGGTTTTAAGTTTTATTATACTCAAAGTTACGAAAAATATTCCACATTTCCTAATATTTTACAGACTTATTTTTATTTAATAAGTCATTGATTATCAGTTAGTTATATTAATTTATTTATATCAAATTTTATATTTTCTTTCTGTAAAAACCAAAGTAATGAAAATCGTTCTCCATCTAAAATGGGTGTTATCTCATGCTCAATTCTTACATCAAATATATAAGTATTTCCAATAAATTTGTCTAATGTTAATTCAATGGAATTATATAATTTAAAATCTCCACCATCAAAATCATCGTTTAATAACACACCTATTGCATATAACCTTCTATCCCTAATATCATTATGTTTTCCAAACCACTCTCCCTTTTTAAATGTATGAAAATGTATTTGTTTTTTAATTGTTTGGATTCGAATATTAGTTTCTGTTTCAACAAATGTTTTTAATTTATCAAATAACCAATGTGTTTCTGCAGAGTAATCAATTGGTTGTGAATGATATTTTCTATCTTTTAAATTCCAGTTTTGAGGATTAGTTTTAAATAGATTTCTAATTAAATCACATTCATTTTTTTTAAATAAGACTTTTTGTTTTATTAGCATTGATTCTATATTTTTGACCATAAGGGAAATTTTTATTTTCCAATTCATCCATATTTAAATAATCTAATATTTTTTGAAAACCATTATTATAGTATAATTCTTCGTATGAT